CTACGTTTAGATCCCACCACCGGTGCATTATCTTGATGGAGGGAGGACTCAGACGGAGTCCTCTACGAATCTTCGCGATTCGACATAATTAGTAATTAATTATTCAGATTAATTAACTCACATCATTTTTTCTTTCTACGTTTAGATCCCACCACCGGTGCATTATCTTGATGTTGAATATCAGAATACGCCTCATGATAGGTGAGATCTTCATCAGGATTCCTAATGGAATTAGGAGCGTAAGGGTATTGAACAGGAGGCGTTATTATCACCTCTCTTGCCGTCATCACCTTCTCCACTAACCTAAGTATCGTATAGTATTGGAAAGGTGTGAGCCTGACTAATGACTTCTGCGGGCTAAATCTCCTCATGATAGCCGTATCCATATCAGGATATGGTCCAAAACTCGAGTTAATACCTCCATCTGTCGTTATTTCTGAATTGGAAGCTATCATTTTCACGATGGATATAGGGGTCATGTACCATCCATCGTCTTTTCTTGTTAGTGATGGTCCATGTACATACTGGAATTCAACCAGGACCAGAACACTATCGTCTATGATATATCCCTTTACATACTTAATCATAATGTGTCATTTTAAATTTCACTTCATTGAACTTAGACTTTTCTTCATTGCAGACTTTCATGCGCGCGTACTTTTATTGTACGTGTAACTCGAGTCCTATTGTACGCATTGCGAATTTATAAAATTCATTTTCTTTCCTCGTGAGCCTTCTATTAAGGTCCTCGGCCTCTGAGCTCATACCTGTTATCTCATCCAAGATATATTTAGCAGAGGGAGAAAGCGCCTGCTTATGCAACGAACTGATGAACCCGCTGGCGAGCCAGTTTTTCTTTTTATCTGCGGTAGAAAGCTCTCTCTCTGCTAAAGCACGTATGAACTTCTTTCTTAGATTATCTATAATCTGAGAATCATCGCTCCTCATATAATAAGACTCTCCCCTTTTGACCATGCGGTTACCAGCTTGTCTTAAAACCTCTAAGAACCTGACCGCTTCAGAATTCACAGATTTTGCTGATGACAAGAATTTGATTAACTCATCTAGAACTAAGAGATTGAATTCTCTTTCTAATTCAGAAATACCTTGATTCGTCCCAGTACCGAAAGGATCCACGGTTTTCTGACCGAACATGCCATCTGTTCTTGCAGCTAATCCTACTATGAATTTGAGTGGATCGTCGTAAGGTTCTTCATTCGATAAGGTATTTTGATATATCCTTGAGGTAATTGGACGATCCACTCCAGCGGTCATATGTCGCATTAGGAATCGATCCCCGATTTCGAGTGATCCTGGAATTCCCGCAACCTCTGCTAGATCCACAAACGCGTTAACCATCCGAATGAGGATTCGTTCGTCAGAATGTAAAAACATCGTATCATCGGATTGTATAAGGAATAGAGGTTCAATCACTTTACCTTCTGAACCTGAAATGAGATACCGGAAAAGGGTTTCTTCATCTAACACCTTAGATTCTAAGAGAGCTTCCGAGATTATAATTAAATTGCAAAATGTCCCTACTTCCGAAGTTATTTTCAATCCTGAAAGCAAGGCCAGTTCATCCACACGAAAGATCCATCCTTCGCCTGTTTTGCTGGGAACCCAGTCAGGCCATATGAGAGCCAAATCCGCGTGGGTCTGTTTCAGAAGCGCATAGTAATACGTCGGATGGTCAGTGAATCCTGCCCAACCCGCAAAAAGGCGAGAAATAAGGTTATTAGGAATGTTTCGATCATAATTACTATAGTCAGACTCCATAAGTATCGACTTATTTTTCCTTATCATTGCGAGGATCCGCTTCTTAGAATCACCATCGAAATAACATCCCGGAATCAATTTCCTGATCGCCTTCCATTCTGATTGGATAGGAGATAGATAAAGATTAAGAAGATAAGATGCCATAAACGCTACTCGGTTAGTTGTATTACCCCGCTCATCATGATCAAGCATAAGGCCATATTTAGTAGGTTTCCATATATGTGCCCATTTATATCCGGGCTGGAGTCGTCGAATACATGCAACTGCAAATGGATATCGCGCCAGAACAGGGTTATTTACCCTATGTTGAATTTCTTCTATAACAGAGTGAAAATCATAGCCTTTGGTTCCCATGTTAGCAAACATTTTTAATACTTTCATTTTCGAAATGGGATTACCGTCAGTATCTACTTCTCCTGTGTAGAAAGGATATCCAACATTAGTATCAAGCGGGTCGCCTTGCTCATTTAGAATGTCATTTAGCACCGTCTTAAAGCGAGGAGTATTACGGATGTGCTTAAAAGCCTTTAAAATCACGTTAAGCGCAGGATTGAAGCGATCTACGTGTTTCGTGTTCTTCCCTTTGTAAGATACAACGTACCAACCTGGTGTCACAGTTCTAACCAACGACGCCTTCTTTAGTATATCAATATTACTCCCAATCATCGTAACGTCCGAACGGTACTTGTGATATAACTCTCGTATATGAGCATTATCTTCGGTTGGATGCAACAGACTATCAGCCACAGCCTTCGTGTCAGGAAGTCGGACGTTTCTATCTTTATCGTAGGAGACGGGCAGCCCCAAATTCTCCCATTTTTGAGTTAGGTACGATATCAATTTTAAAATCGACTTATGGAACTCTCCGATGCTTCCTCGATCGCGGAAGACCATAGGGTCCGTATCTCCGGGATCATATCTTCTCTCTTTATTATCCCTGTCAAGAAAGTTAAAGGTCCCTTTAATAGGTTCTATTTGGGAAGTCTTATACACCAAACGAATATATTCAGGGATAGTGCAGAATTTAGGCAGTTTAAGAACCCTTCCATCTGCGAGAGTCTCCTCTGGTTCACGAAGTCGCTTACCGAATGGTGAAGCAGAAAAGGAGGTAGAACTAGAAATCTCAAGGCTCATAATTATACTAATTTAAACGATTGGATTAGAAGTTGAAGTGACAGCTAAAAGATATAAAGAGAAAGGGAAGAGAAGTCGATTACCCTCTCCCCTCAGTCACGCGGACCTCGCTCATTAAGCATTCTTGGGTCCATCAATTATGTCCACATCGTCATTCGATTCATCTTTCTGATCCTTTTTCTTTTTT